AATGAAAAGCATGTTAATAAACAGAATGAAACTATTGAGAATATTCGAGAAGAAATAAAGGACGTTTTTGATAAACTTCAGTTAGATGAATTAGAGAAAAAAAATAAAGAATTAGTTGATAAAATAAACCTTATTGAAGAAAAGATAACAGACTTCAATGAGAAAAAACTTTTAAAAGAGGACAATCCAACCCTACCAGGAGATCCGTCTACAAATAATTCGGGAGATCCATTAACTCCCCTAAATCAAAAGTTCGCGACACTTGATGATCTTCAAAATCATTACAGAACATTCATTAATAGAATTCAACAACAAATTGCTACCATTGGTGGCGGTGGTGCTGGGTTTATTAAAGATCTTGACGATGTAACATTTGACCAGACTACAGGTCAAGGACAGTTATTAATTTATAATGGTGCTAAATGGATAGGTATTGCCAGTACAGCAGTTGGTGGTGGTGCTGCATCTGAATTAGCAGAAGATGCAACAGGAACTAACTTAACTTTAAGTGGAAACTTAAATGTCACTGGTGATATTATATACGATGAAGCAAATGCTAGAAATTGGAATGTAAGTGGAGTAGCAACTGCAACTAAGTTGCATGTTGGTGTTGATACTGGTTTTTATAGTGAAGACCTAGTTGTAAATGGTGACGCAAGAGTTACTGGAATTTTAACAATTGGCACAGGATCAATTACTCTTGATCCAAATGAGAGAAAAATTACTGGTATTGATGAGATAATCATTGGTACTGCAACAACTGTAAGAATACATCAAGATACATCTGGAGAAATTGTTTTTAGTGATAGGGAGGGTAAACAAGCATCTGTTGGAATTGGTACGACAGTCTCTATCAATACAACTGGTATTGTTACTGCTGCTACTTTGAAAGCAACAACTGCTTTCTATCCACCAATTTATACAACAGTACAAAGAGATGCTGGTTCATTTGATGAGGGTGCGATAATTTTTAATACCACATCCAAGAAAATGGAGTTCTATGATGGAACTAATTGGCAGTCACTGCCTGGAATGACACTTGGTCTTACTGTGGCACTTGATGGTTGATAAATAATAACGAGTAATTACTCTTTTGAATGGTTAAGAACGGTAAATGTAAGGCAGGACATTATTACTGCTATACTGACAAAAAATGTAAACCTATTCCTAAAGGGTTTAAGATGGTCGGTCGTGCCGGATATCTTCGTAAGGAGAATGGTCATTCTGTAGATGATGAAGATAATAAGAATGGTAATGGTTCCAATGGAAATGGTAATGGTTCTAATGGAAATGGTAATGGTGGGGGAGTAAGTGAATCGAAAAGTGGTGATTCTTCTCTGCGTGACTGGTTTGGCAAGAGTAAGTCTAGTGATGGCAAGCCTGGTTGGGTTCAACTGGGTGGGAAATATTCTGGAAAACCCTGCGCCAAACAACCAGGACAAACCACAAAACCAAAGTGTGGTTCTAGTAAAATGAAACGTAATCTCTCTAAAGATGAGGAGCAAGCAGCGTTTCGTAGAAAGAATACAAAAGATCCAAATCCAAATAGATCAGGGAAGGCAATTAACGTGAAGACAGAAGAAACCATCCTCGAAAAGGATATGCTTGATAAGCAAGGTAATGATAAGTTTGATCGTTATAAGCGTATGATTCGTCATAAGCAGGATAAGCATGGTCGTGCTTCTGTAATGGATAAGATTAAAACTGGCAAAGATTATAAGGAAGAAACCGTAATCGAAAAAGCAGGAGAGAAGGATGCCTGTTATCATAAGGTCAAGTCTCGTTATTCTGTATGGCCTTCTGCATATGCATCAGGTGCTTTAGTTAAGTGTCGCAAGAAAGGTGCTGCTAACTGGGGCAATAAAACTAAAAAAGAAGAATTCTCCAATTGGAGAGATGATTTTAAAGCCACTGAATATGAGTTTACAGATTTAATTACACCAGAACCTTTACAACCAACTGAAGGAATTGGAAGTAAGATGCTTGATGAAAAGTGTTGGAAAGGATATACCAAAAAAGGTATGAAGACGATGTTTGGAAAGAGATATCCAAACTGCGTGAAGAAAGAAGAAGAAGAACTCAATCTAGTATCAAAAACTCCTTTAGATGAAAAGAAAGGATGTATGCATAACCATAAAGGGGAGGAGTGTCCCGTTCATGGCGCTAAAGAATGTCCGGCACTTGAGAAAGTGGATGAGGCAGTACAAGTTCCCAGAAAAACTGGAAACATGATAATGGTTTACCTCTCGTTTAGAGGTAAGATGTATAGTATTAAAATGTTCTTCCCCTCAGTAAGAATTCCAAGTAGATCTGATATCCAGAATCAAATTGAAAAAGTTTATCCTGGTGGTAAAGTAAGATCTTACCAGGTTTCAGACTATGAACCAGGAGAACCAGTGTTCCACTCAGAGGGTGCTGCATGGACTAAGAAGTCTGGTAAGAATAAAGAAGGTGGTCTCAATGAAAAGGGACGTAAGTCTTATGAAGCAGAGAATCCTGGTTCTGACCTGAAAGCACCATCTAAAAAGAAAGGTAACAAAAGAAGAGCATCATTCTGTGCAAGAATGAAAGGTATGAAGAAAAAACTGACTTCTGCTAAAACTGCAAGAGATCCTGACAGCAGAATTAATAAATCACTTAGAGCTTGGAACTGCTGATAAATTATGCCTGATAATGTATACCTTGGTAATCCTAATCTAAAAAAAGCAAACACTGCGATTGAGTTTACTCAAGAACAAATTCTTGAGTTTATGCGGTGTAAAGAAGACCCCGTATATTTTGCTAACAAATATATAAAAATTGTATCTTTGGATGAGGGTCTTACTCAGTTTCATCCATATCATTTCCAAGAAAAGTTAATCAATAATTTCCATGAAAATAGATTTAACATCTGTAAAATGCCCCGTCAAACTGGCAAAAGTACTACAGTTGTGTCTTATCTTCTTCATTATGCGGTATTCAATGACTCTGTTAATATTGGCATCCTTGCTAACAAAGCAGCGACTGCTAGAGAACTTTTAGGAAGGTTACAGACTGCATATGAGAACTTGCCCAAATGGATGCAGCAGGGTATTATTGCATGGAACAAAGGATCTCTGGAGTTAGAAAATGGCAGTAAGATATTGGCAGCTTCTACATCTGCAAGTGCTGTCCGAGGCATGTCGTTCAATATCCTCTTCCTCGACGAATTTGCATTCGTTCCAAACCATGTTGCAGACTCGTTCTTTGCATCTGTTTATCCTACTATTACTTCTGGTAAAAACACCAAAGTAATTATTGTATCAACGCCACATGGTATGAATCATTTCTACCGTATGTGGCACGATGCGGAGAAAGGTAAAAATGAGTATATTCCAACGGATGTTCACTGGTCTGAAGTTCCTGGTAGAGATGAGAAGTGGAGAGAGACTACAATTGCAAACACTTCTGAGGCACAATTCAAGGTTGAGTTTGAATGCGAGTTTCTGGGATCAGTCAATACACTGATTGCTCCAAGTAAATTAAGAACTTTAATTTATGATAACCCAATACAAAGAAATGCTGGATTAGATGTATATGAAAATCCAGTAGAGAATCATGACTACGTAATGACAGTTGACGTTGCTAGAGGAGTTGGAGAAGACTACTCAGCATTCATAGTTGTAGATATTACAGAGTTTCCTCATAAAATAGTATCAAAATATAGAAATAACGATATCAAACCGATGTTGTTTCCAAATATAATTTACGAAATAGCAAGGAATTATAATAGTGCATATATCCTTTGTGAAGTAAATGATATTGGAGATCAAGTTGCAAGCATTCTTCAATATGATTTAGAATATCAAAACCTTCTTATGTGCTCTATGAGAGGTAGAGCAGGTCAAATTGTAGGTCAAGGGTTTTCTGGTAAGAAAACTCAATTGGGAGTTAAGATGTCCAAAACTGTAAAAAAAGTTGGATCACTTAATCTTAAAACTCTTATAGAAGAAGATAAAGTTATCTTCAATGATTATGAAATTATCTCTGAGTTGACAACATTTATC